GACAAGTCTACTGGTGTTATGCCTCACCTTAAAATTTACGATGCATCTTCTTTGGCTTATCGTCAAGGCCGGACTCGCCGTGGTTCTTATGCCGCTTATCTTGACATATCTCACCCTGATATTATTCCGTTCCTAGAAATGCGTAAACCAACAGGTGACCAAAATGTACGTTGCCTGAATTTACATCATGGTATTAATATCACCGATGACTTCATGTCACTTATTGAAAAATGTATGTTGGATCCAGAAGCAGACGATAGTTGGCAATTGAGAGATCCACACTCTGGTGAAGCGAGAGAAGTGGTCTCTGCAAAACATCTTTGGCAACAGATTCTTGAAATGCGTATGCACACCGGTGAACCATACATTCACTATATTGATACAAGCAATAGAATGTTGCCACAGTTTCTAAAAGACAAAGGATTGAAAGTGCATCAATCAAATCTTTGTTCAGAAATTATTTTACCAACTAATGAACAACGTACCGCAGTGTGTTGTTTGTCCTCTTTAAATTTGGAACACTATGATGAATGGAAAGACCATCCTACTTTTCTTCGTGATGTTGCTGAAATGCTTGACAATGTTCTTCAGTATTTTATTGATAATGCTCCTTCCACCATTCAGCGTGCAAAGTATTCTGCCAGTCGTGAGCGCAGCATTGGTGTCGGTGCTTTGGGTTTCCATGCTTATCTACAACGGAAGGGTGTCGCATTTGAAGGTGTGATGGCCAAAGTCGCAAACAATCAAATGTTCAAACAAATTAGAAAGGGATTAGATGAAGCTAATATCAGTTTGGGAAAAGAACGTGGCGAAGCTCCAGATGCTGTTGGCAGCGGTCAACGTTTCAGTCATCTTATGGCTATTGCTCCAAATGCTTCTTCGTCTATCATTATGGGAAATACTTCTCCTAGTATCGAACCTTATCGTGCTAATGCTTATCGTCAGGACACGTTATCTGGCGCATTTCTAAACAAGAATCGTTGGCTAGATATAATCATCAAAGGTCTAACACAAACAGAGGAAGAATATAATGATATTTGGTCATCAATTATTGCAAATGATGGTTCAGTTCAACATTTGAATATTCTTGATGAAAATCAAAAAGCAGTATTCAAAACATCCATGGAAATTGACCAACGTTGGGTGATTGAATTAGCTGCTGACCGACAAATGTACATCGATCAAGCACAATCGTTGAATTTGTTCTTCCGTCCAGATGCACACATCAAGTACATTCATGCAATACACTTCATGGCATGGAAGAAGGGTGTGAAAACACTTTACTACTGCCGTTCAGAGAAATTGGCCAAGGCTGATAAAGTATCTAAGAAAATTGAACGACAAGTTATCAAAGAATTGGATATGATTCAAGTAGCACAAGGAAATGATTGTATAGCATGTGAGGGTTGAATGAAACCCACTATAGCATTGTTTATACATGATCCAAAGTGCTCAGTGCAAAGTGGTAATGGAATTATCAAAGCCTTAAATTCAAAGTACGAATTCAAAATATTTTCAAAGAATGAGTTGGAAGATGATTTCTTTGATGATGTGCAAATGATTGCAGTACCGGGTGGCTTTGGTGATTCCGATTCATATGATAGATTATTTAATTACAATGCATATCGTGTGAAAGAATTTGTAAAGAATGGTGGGCATTATCTTGGTATTTGTATGGGCGCATATTGGGCAGGTAAACACTATCTCAATATCCTAGGTGATGTGGAAGTTGAGCAATATATAAAAAGACCGAACACAGATACAAGGCGACCACATGCAAAGAATATGCCAATCGTATGGAATGGCATAGATGATAACATGTTCTTTTATGACGGCTGTGCATTTGGACCAGGTCAGTATGAGATTGTTGCAAAGTATATGAATGATGATCCGATGGCTATCATAAAAGGTAGAATTGGTCTTATTGGTTGTCATCCCGAAAGTCAACCGCATTGGTATGAGAGTTACAGTTGGATGAAAGGCAAGTATCATAATGGTAGACACCACACACAACTGTTGGAATTTGTAGATAAATTAATGAAAAAATAATAAAGGAAAAAATGAAAAAAATAATTATAGGCGTAATAGCCATGTTATCAATTGTAGCCTTTGCACAAGGCAAACAAAAGGATGGTGTCATCTATGATGCAGTTATCACCAGAGTTATTGATGGTGATACTGTAGCATTTCAAGCACCATTTCTACCTGCACCATTGAAGCAGGAACTATCTATTCGTGTGTTCGGTGTTGATACACCAGAAAAAGGACATAGAGCCCAATGCCCAAGCGAGGATCAAAGAGGACAGGCTGCATCCGCATTTACTAAGTCACAAATAAATGCTGCTGTCAAACGTCAGGTCATTCTAATGGATTGGGACAAATATGGCGGCCGTGTGTTGGGTGATGTTATTCTTGATGGTAAGAGTTTGCGTCAGATGTTAATATCAAATGGTTATGCCCGTGAGTACTACGGTGAAGCCAAACAAAGTTGGTGCAATTAATATGAGAATTTTAAGATTTACAGCATCATGGTGTGGTCCATGCAAATTATTGGCAAAGAATTTGGAAGAAGCCGACATTAGTATGCCAATTGAGGTTGTTGATGTTGATGTTCATTCCGATGTTGCAGTCGAATATGGCATTCGTGGTGTACCAACATTAATTTTATTAGACGAAAATAATAATATATCTAAAAGACTTGTTGGTAATAAAACAGTTTCAGAATTAAAAGAATGGGTCATAACATGATTAAGAAAACACAAACAAGATTAACAGATGAGAGAAACAGTTTCAAACCTTTCAATTATCCTTGGGCATATGATGCATGGTTGAAGCATGAACAATCACATTGGTTACACACAGAAGTTCCAATGGCAGAAGATGTTAAAGATTGGAAAAAGAAGTTGTCAACCGAAGAAAAGCAATTTCTAACACACATCTTTCGTTTCTTCACACAAGGCGACATTGATGTGGCAGGTGGGTATGTTAAGAATTATCTGCCACATTTTCCACAACCAGAAGTTCGTATGATGTTGATGGGTTTCGCTGCAAGAGAAGCACTTCATGTGGCCGCATATAGTCATTTGATTGAAACACTTGGATTACCAGAAACAACATACAACCAATTCTTAGATTATCAGGAGATGAAAGATAAACATGATTATGTTTTGGATATCTCTAATACGAATGGTGACCTCTCTAGTACTGCTACTCACATTGCTGTTTTTTCCGCTTTTACCGAAGGTATGCAGCTTTTTAGTTCTTTTATCATGTTGCTTAATTTTCCACGCCACGGTAAAATGAAGGGCATGGGTCAGATTGTAACTTGGTCTATCGTTGATGAAACAATGCATGCCGAGTCTATGATTAAGTTGTTCCGTACATACATTGAAGAAAATAAAGAAATCTGGAATGATGAACTTAAAGGTAAGATATATACAATTGCTGAGAAGATGGTTCAATTAGAAGATAAGTTTATTGATTTAGCATTTAGTATGCAAGCTATAGAAGGTCTAACCAATGCTGATGTTAAACAATACATTCGTTATATTGCTGACCGTAGACTTATTAGTCTTGGCCTAAAAGGCATCTTTAAAGTGAAGAAGAACCCATTACCTTGGGTTGAAGAAATGATTAATGCACCAACACATACCAATTTCTTTGAGAATCGTGCTACTGACTATGCTAAGGGTGCGTTGTCGGGTAATTGGGGTGATGTTTGGGCTAAAGCAGCTTAAAGGAAGAAAATGGGAACAAAAACAATAACAGCAGAATGTTTAAACTGTGAATCGAGCTATGATATGATTTATATGGAAGAATTAGTATCGGAAGAATATCCGGAGTTTTGCCCATTTTGTGGTGAGACAATAGAATCATTAACCGAAGAAGAAGAAGATAATGAAGATGATGATTCCGATGAAGACAAATGGGAATAAACTGGACACATAAAAGTGAAGATTTTACAGAAGATTTAATTGGTGACAATTACGGTTTTGTGTATATTATAACAAATCAAGTTACCAATAAAAAATACATTGGTAAGAAATTCTTTTATTCATCAAAAACAAAACAAGTGAAAGGTAAGAAGAAAAAATTCAAAGTTTCTTCGGACTGGCAAACTTACTATGGTAGCAATGAGGAATTGAAAAAAGATGTTATAATGCATGGCCAAGATTTGTTTAGCCGAGAAATCATACATCTGTGTAAAAGTAAAGGTGAATGTGGTTATCTTGAAGCTAAAGAACAATTTGTTCACGGTGCTTTAGAAACAGATAACTATTACAATTCTTGGATTATGGTAAGAGTAAGAAAGTCACACATTAAAGGTTTG